GTTGGTCTTTGGGCAATTAACAAGTTCCTACGTGAAAGTTGTTTTCGGGTTTGCCTCGAATGTCGCGAAACTGTACCGGCGACAAGGTCCGAGAGGCTGTGCTCTTTACCTGAAAACCTGCACTGTTGCTTTGCAACAGGCTGCGGGTGGGATGGTGAATCACGGTACTTGGGCCTTGGGAGCCAACATCCGGCGTACACGCCGGGGCCTGCCTCGGATTATAAATCCTCAACACAGAGTACGAATCCACTTAGGGGAGGTGGCGGTAATCAGGTTTTGGCTCACTCTCTTCGGACTCTATCGCGTGATAGAGTTCCCGGGAAAGCTGAAACTGACGACCATCACCAATCCTGGTGTAGATCTCGCTCCGTTTATGGAGGAATGGAAATCCTGGGTCCCTAGCTTCTACGAGAGAGCTCGGTTGATAACCGACGATCCGTGGAAAGTTAAGGTTACGAGGCTGGCGCCAGTCTCTATTCCGTTCATGCAGAAGTGCTCCCCGAACTCGGGGGGTTTTACCTCAGTAATGGGGATTCTGTGGGATGTTATGCTCTTAGGAGCTCATCCAGGTATGCATACTGCTGTCACACAGTGGTTGCAAATCGTGGACGGGGTAGAACTAACCTGGGCCTTCAACGGGATACTCAAGGTATTGGATGCTTGGATCGCACGAAAGTGGGACCTCAAGTTCTCCAGTATAAGAGATGATCTCCGCCTTGGAAGAGACCAAAAGGGGTCTCCCCTATCTATGGTGGTAAACTGGCAATCCGGGATGGGTACCACATCTGGTACTCTTCATCCGTTGCTTCCAGTTACCTTCGACACGAGATACCTTCTTAGGTCGTGGTACCTGGACCACTACTGGGGGAAACCTCTTTGGTTTGGCCGTCTAGCCTTCTTAAAGGAACCCGGAAAGATCCGGGTGGTGGCCATGGTGTCCCTCATCACCCAGACGCTCTTGTACCCCGTACATGAGTGGATATTTTGTAGGTTGCGCCTGTTACCCACCGATGGTACCTTTCACCAAATAAGACCTGTAAAGGCATTGGTAAGGTCCCTCGGCAAGGACGCATGGATTGCATCCTACGATTTATCGGCGGCGACCGATCGCCTTCCCTTGGCGATTCAGGTCGAGCTTCTAAAACCGTTGCTGGGTGAGAAACTGGTCTCTCTTTGGGCTTACCTGCTCACGTCCCAGCCTTATGGGCTACCCCGGAAAGCGGTTACTTACCGTAATCTGGGGACCGATCGGGTCTGGTACAAAGTAGGACAACCAATGGGAGCCCTGTCTTCGTGGGCCTCGCTCGCGTTGACGCATCATGCAATTGTACAGATGGCTGCACATAGAGCCTATCCTAAAGAATCAGGATGGTTTCTTTCGTATGCAGTGCTGGGAGACGATGTGGTCTTAGGTGACCGCTTCGTTGCCGCGGAATATCTACGTATAATGGGAGCTCTGGGCGTGGAGATCGGACTTAGCAAGAGTTTGGTCTCCTGCACTACCTCCCTCGAGTTCGCTAAGCGAACCTTTATCCGTGGACAGGATTGCTCCCCAATCTCTCTAGCTGAAGTCATGGTTGCACGCTGCAACCTTGGCTCACTAGGGGAACTGGTCGCAAAGAATATGAGTTTCGGAGTGATCCGATTCTCTTCTGTAGCTAAATTCCTAGGTTTCGGATACCGAAACCTGGCTCAACTTCCAGTTGGGCTGGGTCTAGGTAATCGTTTCTCCAAGGTACTCGCCTACCTCTGCCGTCCGGGCGGGGTCTTTCCAATGCCTTTTGAGGCCTGGATTTTCTCCGTTGCACCGGGCGGAAAGGACTCAAGTATCATGGATCTTAGAGCATGGGCAACCGCCTCTGTTCTTTGGGAAATGATCTTGGGGAATCTCCTGAGGCGTTCAGCGAGGATCGCTAAAACCCTCTTCGATGTTACCATGTTCGATGTAGTTGAGGCTACCTTCTTGCAAAAGGAGGAGACCGAGGCTGCAAAGGAATGCGCTGACCGAAGAGTGGCCGGGAACCGAAAAGCACAAGGCGTGCCAACTAAGTTCTTTAGTGAATCTCTGAGGGAG